TCCTTCAAAAAAATCAGTCTCACCACCCCAAGTAGCTGTCATCCAACCAACCCACATACATCCTCCAAGTCCTACTAAATCTGGAACATTATTTGCATTCCAAACATAATCTTGTGTCGTGTAACAATTACAGAATGCTGGTACAGTATTACTGGTTTGACCAAACCATGTACCTGCCATAGATTGTTCTGCATCATAACAAACATCTTCTAATTCATCACAATTATCCCATGCACTTCCTCCACCAGGTGGTTCAGACTGAATAGTATTATTTCCAGAATGTTTTATTCCTAAATTATTCATTGCTACACTAGAGAAATTAGAAGATCTTTTAGGACCTCTCCTACCTGCAGGTTTTTTCATACATATTCCGTTTCTACTCATTATGTACCCATTAGGACAAACCATTATCCATCTCCTAGTTGTTCAAGTGTTTTACCAGTCCTCTTACCTATATCTTTTGCTGATGGTCTTTCATCAATTCCTTTTTGAGTTGTTTGTTGTAATCCAGCTATAGCTCCTACAATGGCTTCAGTTCCTCCACCTCCTCCACCTTGAGTAGCTGCTGCTAAACCAGGTCCCATCAGTACATCATCTTGAGGAGCTCCTTGAAACATTCCACCAACTTTTGGTGATGAAACAACTGGACCTCCACCTTCTCCTGGAATCATAGCATCACCAACTTTCTTTGATTTAGCCATCGCAAGAGATGCAATAATTGTAGCTACAGCTCCAGCACCCATAGCCAATGCAACTGGTGTACCAAATCCTAATGTAGCTGCAGACATAGACGACATAGCCTTCCATATATTAGCAACTGCACCAACTACAGTTTTAATAGTAGCTCTAGCAGCTGCTATACCAGCTTTACGATTAGCAACTGCATATGCTGTAAGTAACCCAATCAATATAGGCATCACACCAACCGTCCTATCTATTACTTCTACAAAACTTGATACCCAACCTACAATAGTACTCAATGGTGTTATAATTGCATTTAATGCAGGTCCAAATATTTTGGTTAAAGATGCACCTATTGCTGTAATACTATTTAACATTTCTGTCATTGAGGAAAGAGCTTCTTTACCAACTAATTCAGAAAAACCTTTCTGTTTAGATAAATCACCAGATAACTCTGCAGCTTCAGCTTCTGCATTAACCATTTTATTTGCCTCTTCCACACTTAAACCTAATGCTTCTGCTAATGCTTTTCTTTGTAATACATTCATAGAGTTCCATTTTTCTTGGTCTCCCAATAATCTTTTTTGTTCTTCCAACACACCAGCAGCGTCACCAGCTAAAGACAATTCCTGTAATTTTTGTACATTTATATCTCTACCAATCATCACAGAAGCTTCCATAGCTTTACTAGTAGAAGATGCAAAATCTAACATTGATTCCATTGTACCAGCTACAGAATCTAAATTTGTTCCTAATTTTTTAGCTACAACTGCAGCTTCAATTAAATTAGCTCCACCATCTTTTCCAAATTTTGCAAATGTTTCAGTACTACCAGCTATATCTTTCAACACCGCAGATGGATTAACATCATTAGCTGCAGCTAATTGAGCAGCCATTTTAGCAGTGTCTTCAGCTTGTTGTGGAGACATACCACCTATTGATGTAAACATACCAACTAATTGTGAACCTTCTGCTAAACTTAATCCTAATGCTTTAGACATATCACCAACAGCGACTGCCATACCCATTGCATCTGACATTCCT